TACTACGACGAAATACTGACTTTGAACGGCTCTAAATTTAATAAATCAGGCATAATGCACCAAATGCAAATCATGGCGCACACGAAGCACCAACACCATTGGATGCTAGTGCACGACAGCGACTGTCTGATAAGCTTTGATAAGACAGAGATAGAAGATGACACAAAACTATATGGCACCAACAGGATAAACTTTCCTACATTCGAAGATTATAAATCGAACCAATCATATCGATATTACCAGCATGGTCATGGTTATTTTCAATTATACTACCAAAAGAATTATATATATGATTACTGGTCGCTAGACTGCGGATTTTGCGACGTAGGCTTTAAGTCATTATGGAAGAACAATTACCGATGTTTGCAGAATTCAGCTGTTGAGCATCTCGGCCCAGCGTTCGTTAATTGGCAAGGTCGAAAAACACCTATATGGGGATGATCATGAATCTAGATGAGATAAAAGCCACCCTGAAGAGCACGCAGATTTCAGCTGCGCAAATAGACCCTTTTGGGTACTGTAATGCCAAATGCTGGTTTTGTCCCGTTCGGTATGAATCTAATCCTGACTCAGGCAAGAAGCAAATGCCTCCTGAGTTGCTAGAGAAAATCCTAAGCAATCTGGTGTCAGAAAGATCAGGCCTAGTAAGCCCTGCGTTTGCCTACTTTTACACCGCCCACTACAATGAAGTCCTGCTATACAAGTACTTTGAAGAATTATGTCAATTGGCTGTTAAATATAACTTGCATCACATGATTTTGAGTAACGGCACAACGCTTACAAAAGACCGAGTCGATACGATCCTGAAGTATTCGACTAACGTCGCTGGCATATGCCTTAATATACCATCATTCAGACGATCCGAATGGTCTGCATTCACTGGATTTCATGAGGATAAATTCGACATGCTTGTCGAAAACATCAACTATGCTATTGCTACACTGAAACCACTAGTGGAAACTAAACGAATAAGCATCCAGATTAACGGAGTGAATCAGGACTTCGTCAATTACGTCGGCAGTCTCGGGCCCGATGCTCCACCGTTCGATCTGACAGATACCGGTACGCTATTCCAAAACAAAGCGATTGGCGAAAAGCTTTTCCCGACCTTGCCAGTCTACACTCAACCATCGCTAGTAGACAGAGCTGGACTAATGCCACTCAACGTGCTTACTAATACTAAGTTAATTAATAGAATGAAAGAAAATAAACAACGCGTAACTGGCTGCACCAATGGCATGGGCGATAAAGGGAGACCATTTAGTTGGTTACATGTTAACGCAACAGGCAAAGTATTCCTGTGCTGCAATGACTATTCTATGACACACGAAATAGGTGACTTGTCCACACAGACGCTGCGTGATTTTTGGGGCACTGATGCACACGCTGAATTGATCGACCGCGCATTCAACGACATCTGCACCAAATGCAGCAGCGCCAAATGGGATTGACATATAACTAACCGTTAATTTACAGCATCACGCACCTCCTTGGAAAACATAAGGGGAACTCAAGGAGGTCGATGATGTTCTCGCTAGTGCGAACGGACAATAACGTCCATAAAGTCACTCTTAAACTGCCTACAATCACGTCAAAACAAAAGTGCTTGATCCTGAGTGACGTGCACTGGGATAGTGCGTGGTGTGATCGCAAAGTGCTAAAGAAGCACCTTGATGAAGCAAAAGAATCAAAAAGCCCGATCTTTATTTTCGGCGATTTGTTCGACGTAATGCAGGGCAAATGGGATCCAAGAAAATCATACGATCAACTACGACCAGAACACCAAGGCTCTAATTATCTCGATCTCTTGGTAAACACCGCTAGCGATTACTTCTTGCCATATAGAGATCAGCTCGCATTGATCGGCTATGGTAATCATGAAACCGCCATCATTAAAAGGCATGAAGTAGATCTCATTCAGCGGCTAGTTGGTATCTTGCGCAAAGATGGCAGCAAAGTCGCCACTGGTCAATATTGGGGCTTTATTCAGTTTATCGTCGAATACTCTAGCCACAAAGACAGCAAAACGCTGCATTACCACCACGGCTACGGCGGCGGCGGTGAAGTGACTAGAGGACTCATCGACCATAGCCGCACTAGAGGCCAATATCAAGCAGACATTTATGTTTCAGGTCACATCCATCGTAGAAACATGGATGAGAATATTTTATTGAGGTGCAATAGTAAAGGTAAACTGCGAAGCATCAACCAGATGTTCCTACGATGCAGCAGCTATAAACATGAAGATAGCGGCTACCACATCGAAAAAGGCCGCGCTGCACGACCAATCGGCGGATGGTGGCTAGAATTTTCTATGAGCCGCCAAGAAGATTCATTCGTAGCTAATGTCGCAGCACTGCCAACTTAATTGGTGCTGCCGAAACCGCCAACTCCTCTGGCGGTTTCATCTACTTTTCCTTCTATCACATTCAACTTAAGTGCATGAGTCAATAATCCCTGCACAATCCTTTCGCCATTTTCAATGGTCTGAGGTTCTGTACCATCGTTATGGATGATAGCCATCAGTTCACCACGATAATCACTATCAATGATTCCGACCCCATTAGCCAATCGCAATCCACGTAAACTAGCGCTACTTCGAAGAGATAGAATTAAAACATAGTCTGATGAAAACTTAGTCTTAAATCCTAGCGGTAACATCACTGTTTCACCAGGTTTTAACGTTACCTTAGACGGACCATTTCTTAATAACGAAAGCCTATCCGCATGCATCTTGTCATAATGCCTAAAACCTGACACACAAATGAACCAATGGCGTTGACCACGCTCATCGACTTCATATAATTCTCTATCTAAGCACGCATGGAAATCGAGAGAAGCAGCACCTGCTGTTTGCTTTACTGGCAGATCGTAATGATTTTTATCAAGACGTTCTAATACTAAATCCACCATCAGTTCCCCAATGCTGTCAAAATGTAGCTGATTAGCCCATGACGTTGGATATCTGCAGCAGTCAATACTACCTTGCCGATTTGATTATGATCTAGCAAAGCCATAGCCCATCGAAGAGGATTAATATCCGTGTGCGTCAAATCGCTCTGATAGGTATCACCGCAAATCACGACTTTGCTATCTTTACCCATTCTAGTTAAAAACATCTTCATTTGAGTTTTCGTCACGTTCTGCGCTTCATCCAAAATCATCAATGAATTGTGGAAAGTGCGACCACGCATCGTTTCCAAGGGCACACTCTCAATGACTTTATCAGCAAGCAGCTTTTTCAGTTTGACAGGATCTATGAAATCGCTTAAAGACTCGAACATAGGATTCATATAAGGGGCTGTTTTTTCATGCAGATCGCCAGGCAAGAACCCCAAGCGATGACCACACTCTACAATAGGTCTACTGATGATTATCCTATCGATCTTGTTGTCCATTAACATCTGTGCGCCGATACCGCACGCAATATATGTCTTTCCCGTACCAGCTACTCCTGAACAAAATGTCACCGTACATTCACGCACTGTCCTAATATAAAGCTTTTGATTCTCCGTTTTGCCTTCTAAAGTCTTAACCTTAACTTCCCTAATAGGCTCATCATTAGTGCTAGCGCCACGGTGTTTAACTGGTTCTATAGCGTCTCTTACTGCTTTCCAATCTGGCTTCGAATCATTATCGACCTTAAGTTGATCTTTCCAAGATTTCTTTCGTCCCATTTTAAATCCTCTAGGGCAGTTATTGTAAGTTATCTGAAAATGAAATGCTTTGTTAATATAATTCCTTGATAAATCTTATTATTTAAGGACTACCCAATGAGAACATCTTTCGACGAAAATATCGACTATTACATGGAAAATGGTAAAATGATCCTGACTACCACTTACCTCCTGCTTCGTGGTACATGCTGTCATTCCGGGTGTCGCCATTGCCCCTACAAAAATACAGAAGAACCAAGGAGGCATTGCGATGATACTTGCCGATCACATTAGCTTATCTTCTGGACAGTCATTCAGAAACGTCGAAATACTAGAGACCTCGGATTATGAGACCTATGGCATTCCTATGATAAGCGGTGCCATGACACTAGCGTTCATGGCTGACGGACAGGTCGTCATCCTTAATCAATGGAACTTGAGAGTCATCACTTTAAATAAAAAAGAACTAAAGAATGACAAGTATGCTAAGTTCGAGCGATTGGTGTTGGAAAAGGATATAGTCTACCAGCATGGCCGGTTGATCTATGCAGAATTCTGGGACGACTTAAATATCAAGAATTTAATTGGGCCAGAATTAAAACAGATCGTGTGGACTTCAGCAGACGGCCTAATGCTTAGCCATGATGCGAATATATGCGCATTAATACTCAAAGACACAAGAACCGGCCGCACTGACAAAATCGTACCGCGCTCCGCAATTCATTTGACCACCGACACCAAATCTAGCCCACACACTAAAACAATTGAGGCGGAAGATTAAGAAGTTCACGCTTAATAAGCGCTGAATTTTGATATACAGTTCCTAACTTATGCGCTACTAAGGCAGTGTTGAATTTAGTGATGTTGGTTGACACTGGCGCAGCCAACATCGAAGCTACGTAAATCTTATTCCTCACCACATCTGGATTTAGACTTAAGTCAATTAATTTAACATTAAATTCATATTGCGTTTTTCCGGCTTTAGCTAAAAATTCGTCGATTTTGTTTTCGATAATCATCTTTTCTGCTTTAACTGGCCCAATTCCTTTGTATCCATCAATGCTGTCACTGCTATCACCCATCAAGCACTTAATCAGCACTGGACTGATCGAAGGCTTATCTAGCATACCTTTTTTATGATGATAGACCCTAACATGCTTATACTTGAATGGAATCTGAGTCATGTCTCCGTCAGTGCTAAACACCACAATTGGATCGGGCTCTAAAACTATAGCCGCAGCGTATATCAAATCGTCAGCCTCTTGCCTCTCACTCCAATATTGCCGCACCGGCAGGTGGATTAAGATCTGCTTAAGCACATCAATGCATTTCTGTAAATTACTCCTGAAGCCATTAACGTACTCAGAATCGTCGCGATTTTTGTAACCTGGATACAAATATCGCCGCCAAACCTTATTCCGCTCTTCGTCCCAAAATATGTGAATGTGGTTAGCATCTGCATGACGCTTATAATCCAACAACGTGTTAATGAACATGTGAATCGATTTATCGACCATTTCATGCTCTTGATCCGAATTAGCATATAAACAACGATAAAGCAGATTTTTCGCATCTATAAAAGCGTGCTTAAACATTTAACCCTCAAAATACGAAAAGGGCCCTGATATTTCAGGGCCCCGAATTGACGTTAGTCTAGCGTCGCTAATAGCGAATCGAGTGAGTCATCCTCATCGTTCTTAGTGATTGGCGGCTTGCTCTTCTTAGATTCGAGCACCGGTTCATCATCCTCAACCACTGGGGGTTTAGACTTAGCAACTGCCTGTGGTTGCTCCTCTTCTTCATCCTGAAAACCACCATGGCTGCGTTGGTCATCAAGACCATCGTCACCTTTGGTGATCTTATCAGCTAGCTGCTTGATTTTGACTGGATCTGGCGTTTCGACTTTAGAGAACAAGTCATGACGCAGTTTTAGGATTCCCTTGATAGCTGCCTCATTCGGCGTACCATCAGCATTCTTCGCAATCGGAATCGGCACTCCGCCGCTTGCTAAGAACCTACTTGTCTTGTAACTGTTCTGCCGTCCTTGCTCGGTGATATCGAGCTCGAACAACCAAGACTTGTATTCATCGAAGAAGATGCCATGGGCCAAGGGCTCATCAGGATCTCCTGCATTGTCGCTCATCAAGCACTTGGTCCAGATCTCGAAACACGTTTTAGAGGCGTTGTACCACTTCACTGTATTACGCAGTGCTTCTGGGTTCTGCTTGACGTTAGGGAAGAAGATATTAACCATGTACACTTGGTTAGGCATCCAATCCCGGACGATTTGCGATCTCTTGGTCTTGTCATCCTTATGACAAGCCTTCAATAACGCAAAGCCAAAATCGCACACTTCGCAGTGCGATCCATCCCATACTCTTGGGCATGGATGAGGTCGATTTTCGATCCAGTGATTACCGTGCTTCACGAAGAACTGGTCCATGGATTTGGGTGCTTGACCACCTTTAACCACTTGCCCAGCTTCCACTGGCGGCAAAATATAGAACCTGTATTTGAAATTATCGCCTGGGTTCTTAACCTTCTCAGGTCGAAATTCATCGGGGTCTTGGCGCTTGCCTTCGCCAGCTGATTGTAACTTTTTGCGGATGTCATTGATATCGTAGCTCATTGCTGATTCCTTTACGTGTTGAAGCGTTCTTGTACTTTAATCTTAGCCAATTGGGCAATGTTGTTGTTTTTTAATTCCACGGTTTTTAGCAAACCAAATAGCTTGCTTACCCGTGATTCAGCATTGAAGCCTAATTCTTCAAGCCGGGACACTTCCTCGTCTAATTCGACGATTGCCTTAATCTGTTCCACTGTTAGTCGTACTTTTTCCGAACCTCCTTTCTCGTAACATTCCTTAAAAATCTGACTCCTACGTATTTTAATACTGCGTTCGATCACAGATAATTGTTTCTTAGCTTCAGCATATATCACAGATAAGAATGCATACTGAGCTGGTGTGTCGCGTAGATGCTTTTCGATATTATCAGCATCTATTTCAACGTACGTGGGAACGTCGATCTGATGTAGATGTTTGGATTTATCATTGTCATCTACGATGCCTACTTTAAATCTACACAGCGAGCTTTCTAATATTTCCGTAGGAATATTTTCAATAAACCATTCGGCTTGATTATCCTTCATTAATTCGCTCCTGCGTCTTCTTTGGCCTGAAAAGACACGCGATTAAATGCCGTGGCTTGGATTGGCTTGGTGGAGCCAAACGTCTTCCGTGTAAGCCCAGCTGCCTTCCTAGCCTTTTGCAAAAGATTACGTTTATGCCTCTTCATTTGAATCCTGCGTGGCGTCATGTTCGAACCTCCTTATTAACTTATACTGCTTCCATTTTTTCCATCGCTTACCGACATTGACTCTGAGCGGAAAAACGGGATTTGTAGGTAAAATGCCTTGAAATGGATTAATCATAATCCTAGCCACTTTATCTATTACATCATTCAATACACTTATGTGATTAGGAACAGTCAGAACCACAGAGTCATGCATATCGCAGACAAAGTACGTAGGATAATCATGCTGCACCCTAGCCACTACGTTATGCATTCCATGCGCCACACTACCTTGCAACATTGCATTCATAATAGCATTTTTAGAACGATCAGCGATCAATCGGTATGTTCTGCCAAGAATAGTATGAAACACACTGTCAGGAAGCATTAATTTATGACTAACATCTAGGATCCAATTTGATAAATGTGGAAAACAAGCCTTAACTATAACATCGTGCCCATTTAAGCTATTGATCGATTTAAGCAAACGTATCTTGCACTGATCTCTAGTCAATTCTTCCCCGAATTCCTGTGCCTTATCAGACATGTACTGATATGGATCAGAATTTTCAAAGCACTCGATCAAGCCTTGATCGCCAGATAATAGCCCAGCCATGCGCACATCTGCAGAGATCCAGTCAAGCTGCACGTACACACCGGTCTCATTCTCTCTTTCATGCGACACACAATCATGGTGGGGATAATTCTGAAGATCAAAATTTGAACACTTAGTCCTGCTAGTAAAGGTTTCGAGTGAGAACACTGGCTGCATTCGCTTGTGATTTATGAAAATGCCTCTCTGATTCACATTTTCGTAAGCATTAAGACACCGAGCCATCAAATTACGATACGCCTTGAATTCCTCATCTTTAGTAGGCTTGATGCCATCTTCAAAATAGTAGCAAAGGTCGATATTGTTTATCGCAAGCAGCCTTGCAGTCCTGATGTCGTCATAGCCTATCTTTAACCCTTTAATCATAGCGGCATCGATGAACGCCTTGAGCTTGGCGATCTTCTCGAATACCTCTTTTAACGTTGCCTTGGTGCCCGACTGAAACAAGTGTATAGTGCGACTTATTGATTTAGAAACGATTTCGATATATTCAGGCCTGTCTTGACGATTATAGGCGGCATGAACAAATATGGATTCCATGCCGCCACCAATACACTAGACGACAAAATGCATTGGTTTAGGATCATGCTTATCAGCTTTGCGAAGATCTGAAACCACTTGATCAACTTCACCAGGCACGCGATGCTCAGCGAATGGATCGTTCTTAGTAATAGTGTGAATATTCATATCACGCTTGGTTCCTGCCTTGTCAAGGAAGCCATTGCCGCGAATATAACACTGAATATTATACTCGTAAAACGACTTCTCACCACGAGTCGATTGACAACGTGGACAAATAACAGCGGATTTTAAATCAGCCTCAGTAGGCATCATTGGATGACTAGTCTCGTATAACACCGATGCTGGATATTCAGGAGACTGTTCATTAATACCAGCCTGGATTGCTTTCTGCTCACAATCCAGGCATATGTAGATGTAATTCATTAGCCCCTACTGCACAAAATGCTTTTGTGATTAAGCAAAATCAAAGATGAATCTGCCGGGTCAATCGAATCAGACACAATGCCGGGCTTGCTGAACTTAATATAATCACCTGGCGCCACGTTGGTTACATCGCTAGCAACGCTGATCACTTCACCTTCGAATTTAAATGAAGGAGCATTATTGACACTAGTGATAATAATAGATTCATCAGCTGGGGCACATTTAACAATCACTAAACCATTCAAAGGCTTCCATTGACCTGTCGTATGTGCACATGCATTTTTACAGGCTTTAGCAGACACTGGTTTGGCTTCACAAGACGAAAAATTCTTAAGAGGCCCATTGCTGTCCACTTGCTCTGGCGCAGAATTCAACTCTTCATTCTGCAGCTTCTGTGATTTAGGGATAGTCACTTCGCATTCTCCTCTACGTCGTTGCGCTCAAATGCCACTTTCACCTTACGCTGAGTGATAGCAGGTGCATTCGGAACCTGCACTTTAAACTTACTGCCGTCGGCACTAAGCGTAAAACCTGTTCTTTCTATTGTATCTGCTAACGTCTTGCTAACATCTAATTCAATAACCACTTTCATTTTCATAGCGATTCCTTAACTCTCATGAGGTCATACATAATCTCACAATCAATCGTCTTATTCCGTTCACCGTTACGGTTTTTAGCGATGAACATCCTTAATCTGGGCGGAGTGGCTACTCGATCCTGATAAGATTGATTTAAACTAATTACATAGTCGAGGGCGAACTGTTTAGCGAAGCTATCAGCGGCCTTGGTCATGTCGATATTCTCAGAGGAGTCAGTAGCACCAGATCGATTAGTCTGCGTAGCCGTAAAGACTACGGTGTTCGTATTCTTAGCTAATGCTCGAACCTCAGTGGCTACGTGCTTCTGCCGCACATAATCGTCTTTATTGTAAGCTTTATGCCTGCTTACCATCAGATCCATATAATCTAGAATTATTATATCTGGCTTAAAATTCTTAGTCCTCTTAAGATTGTCAATAAGCGTATAGATAGTATCAACGCTGTGCTCATCAGGAGCATATTCAAAAACGGCCACATCTTTCTTGAAATAGCTCTTAACAGTATCGACCTTGTTTACGCACCGCTCTTTATTATTCTTGATCTGGCTGATCGGCACTTGCGCCATCGACGATAACATGCGAGCAGCTGTCTTTTTAATGTCTAGCTCGAAGGATACGAACAGAACGTTCTGGCCTATAGTTCCATCAACTGCCGTTGCCTCAAGGCTAGTTATGGCCGTCTGGCACAAGACTATACTCTTACCAACATTCGTCGGTGCCAAGTAACACACCACTTCTTTTGGCGACGGACCACCATCATTCAAGGCTCGATCTAATTGCTTAAACCCAGTAGTGACATGTAAATTAGCTGTCTCCTCAAATAGCAATGACACGTTGTCCAATAAGAACATCCCACCTTCACCAACATCCGTTATCTTATGTGCTTCATCTACGATCTTTTCCAACGCGTCATAATCGCCATCCTCGAACCTCTGGATAGCCTCCGGACTATAAATCATCGCAAATGCTTTTTTGCGAGCCCAAGACAACATTTTTTCTTTGAGGAAGGGGATTTCTCTATGATCTGATTCACGCTCAATTAGCGATAATATGGGTTCGAAATCGTCATCTACCGTAACTTGCTCATAGGCCAATTCACGTACTAGACGCCTTGTCGGAACTGCATTATATTTCTCGTAATAATTCAAAATGAGTGCCATAACGATTTGACACTCACCCCTAGCAAACATATCAGGCTTTACGAACCTAGCTATAGTTCCAAA